GGGTACAACTGCTCAAAGTGGTAGCAATCCTGGATTACTTAATCCTACTGCTGCTCAAACAAACGCTACTGACTACAACGTTGGTCAGGGTATGCGTACCGATACTGCTGAAGATCTAGGTGATGGAGCTGGCGACCAGTTCAACCAGATGGCATTCAGCATCGAGAAAGTAACAGTTACTGCGAAATCTCGTGCGTTGAAAGCTGAGTACTCACTAGAGCTTGCTCAAGACCTCAAGGCAATTCACGGTTTAAACGCTGAAGCTGAACTAGCAAACATTCTCTCTACAGAGATTCTTGCTGAGATCAACCGTGAAGTTATCCGTACTATCTACAACGTTGCGAGACCTGGTGCTCAAGCAAACGTTGCTACAGGCGGTACATTTGACCTTGACACCGACTCAAACGGAAGATGGTCAGTTGAGAAGTTCAAGGGACTTATTTTCCAGATCGAGCGTGATGCTAACGCAATCGCACAAGAGACTCGTCGTGGAAAGGGTAACATGATTCTAACATCTGCTGATGTTGCTTCTGCCCTAACAATGGCTGGTGTTCTTGACTACACACCTGCACTTAATGCTAACCTTAATGTAGATGACACAGGCAATACATTTGCTGGTGTTCTTCAAGGTAAGTACAAAGTGTACATCGATCCTTATTCTGCAAACGTATCTGCTAATCAGTACTACGTTGTTGGATACAAAGGTTCATCTCCTTATGACGCTGGATTATTCTACTGCCCTTACGTGCCTCTACAGATGGTTCGTGCGGTTGGTCAGGATACATTCCAACCTAAGATTGGATTTAAGACAAGATACGGTCTTGTTGAGAACCCATTCTCACAGGGAACAACCCAAGGAAACGGTACTCTTACACGTAACACAAACCGTTACTACAGAAGAGTTAAGGTTACTAACCTCATGTAAGAAGAAAGGATATAATTCCTTTAATAGAGAGACTCCTTCGGGGGTCTCTTTTTTTGTCTAAATGTGTTATAATAGGGGATACTAAGAGGGCATTATGTTTATACCTCCATATGAAATAAAAACAGATAACAGTAAAATATCAAGTCAATTTTTATTTCATACACCATTATTTGAAATACAACTTGATGTTGATAATGATAGTTTGTCTAAAAAAATATATCAATTAAAAGAAGAGGATAAAGAAGGAGTTAAAAAATCTAATATTGGTGGATGGCATAGTGGATTTAGAGATCCAACAGATGGTGTTGAACTTTATGATGATGTATTTAAAAATTTAGAAGATATATTATTCAATTTACCATTCAATCCCCAAATATCAAAATTAGATTACATTGATTCTTGGTCGATGATTAACAATAATGGATCTTGGAATCAAATACATAATCACTTATATTCATATAATAAAACTAGAACAGATTTATCAGGTGTTTATTATGTAAAAGTTCCAGAAGGTGATTGTGGAAATATTATTTTTCGTAATCCAATTTCTTCTGTACATGGAAATAGTTTTATGATGTTAAGAAATCACTCAAGTAAGGAGTGGGAAATGAGATATCCTAAAGAAGGTTTAATGTACATATTTCCAGCATATCTTGATCATATGGTATTACCAAATAATACTGATGAAGATAGAATAGCTATCTCATTCAATATGATGGTTAGTTGATCTAAATAGATAAAAAACTATAATGCCCTCGTCAACTGCATTCCGCACACAAATAGAAAATAGAAATTTCCTATCAGGTGTAGGATTTAAATTTAATCTTGCAAAGCATCCTAAAGTTGATTTCTTTTCTAATAGTGCTAAAATACCTCAACTAACATTAGGTCTTGCCACTCAACCAACATACCTAAAGGATATTGATGTACCTGGTGAGAAATTAACATATGGTGATTTTACATTAAGATTCTTAGTTGATGAGAATATGGAAAATTATATGGCAATATATGATTGGTTAGTTGGATTAGGTTTCCCAGAAACAACTCAAGAATTTAAAACTCTAACAACAGATAGTGCAGATCAAAGAGATCTTAAAGAGGCATTCTGTGATGGTACACTTAGAATTTTAAATAGTAATTATAGAGAAGTTGCAACTGTTAAATTTACAGACTTATTTCCAGTATCATTGACATCTTTAGATTTTGATGCTACAAATACAGATGTACAGTACCTTACTGCTGAAGTATCATTTAAATACACAATATACGATTTGAAGACAACTATTAAATGAACCTTGACAAAATTCAGGAAATGTGGGAGCGTGATGCTGTCATTGATCCTGATAATCTACATGATGAATCACTGAAGATTCCCCAATTACACTCAAAGTATTATACAGTTTATAATACAGTTACTTTGATGCGTGAAAAAGCAAGAGAGCAATATAATAAAACAAGATTAGAACGACACAATTATTATACTGGTAGAGCACCTGCAGAAGTATATGTAGAGGAACCTTTTGGATATAAGGTAAGAGAAAAGGATGCTATACAAAGATATATGGAAGCAGATGATAAGATGATGAAAATAGATCTTAAGATAAGATATTATGATACTACATTAAAATTTTTAGAAGAAATTATTAAAAACGTCTCTAATAGAACATTTCAAATTAAGAACGCAATAGAATGGAATAAATTTCAAGCAGGTATGTAATAAATAGATTGAATCATATTCAAAATCATGCCACAAATTAGAGTTGTACCTTCAATAGAATTATCAGATAAAGATTCTTTACTTAAAGCAATATCAAAAGAAGTATCAAACTTAACGGGAAAGAATGAACAATGGGTAATGGCATCTATAGAACCAAATGTTTCTATGAGTTTTTCTGGCACTACAGATCCATGTTGTTATGCTGAACTAAAAAATATAGGAGAAATTGATGGTGCTAAATTTCAAGCACCATTAAGTAAATTAATATCAGATAAAACAGGAATTCCTACGGATAGAATTTTTATTAGATATGAAAATATACCAGGTAATAGATGGGGATTTAATGATAGAATGTTTGGATAAATAAATATATTAGTAGATCTGATATTGAACGATGAAACCTACTCCAAAGGAAAGTAAGAAGATTCACGAGAACTATGAAAAAGTTGTTGGACATCTTATTGAAGAGAAGTATGCTGTAGACGCAGAAGCAGCAGATAAAATTATTTCAGGTATGAGTCAAGAATGGTTTGATACTATCATATCATGAAGACTTTTCAGGAATTTAGATCAAATATAAATGAACTTGATGAAGGAGTGATATCAGGAGCTATTGGTTTAGGTCTTGCGACACATTCAGCATACTCTGGTCTTAAAAATTTAAGAAAAGGTAACTATAAAGGAGCAGCATGGGACGCTGTTGGTATGGTTCCTGGTGGTAGAGCTTTTAAGGGTATTAAAGCACTTGGTGGTTCAAAGAGATTAGCAAAACTTGGATCATTTACTCAATCTAGTTTAAGATGGGGTGGACCAACAGCTTATTCAAGAGCACAAGACAAAATATGGAACACTGCTCTTGACCCTCAAACTTATAAAAATATTCATCAAAAAGGAAAGAAATTATACAATAAAATGAAAGGTAAATAAAATGAAATCGTTTAGCAAATTCCATTCAGAATCTGTAGCAGTTCTTAGAAAACCAGCACAAAATGTTGGTAAGAAAATTGCTGGAGCAGTTCTTGCTGCTAAGAGTGGAGATGAACTTCTTAAAAAATTACTTGGAACACCAAGTAAACCAAAAAGAAATGATTGGGACACTAACCCTAAAGATGATGTAGATTCTGAACTTAATGTAAAGCAAGGTCAGGCAAAAGATGCTGCTGCCAACAAAGAATTTGATAGGGAGATGGGTGCTTTGAGAAGGGGTGAGAAAAATATATCACCTGAAGATAAGCTTCAAAGATTAAAAGACGCAGCGAAAAAGCATAGAAAGAATAAAAAGAGTAACGTGGTTCCTATGAGAAAACCAGAAAAGAAATGATATGAAAACCTTTTATCAGTTTAATGAAAGTATTGCTGGTGCTCTTAAGAAGTTTGGATCTGAAGGTCTTCGCAAGGCAGCAGTTAAATATGCTCCAAAATTTAAGTCTACAGTAAAGAAATTATCTACACTTAAATTTGAGAAGAAATTATTAAAGAAAACTGTTAAGGGTAGTAGTCAAACTCAAAGTACTGCAAAGAATCTTTTAGCCAAATCTCAAGTATCTAATCCAAAGAATAGTGGATTTAATGCAACTGTAAAACCTTTAGGTAGTAGCACTGGTAGTAGAGTTAGTACTGGAACAAAGGATCTTCAATTCCAAGGCAATCTTAAAGGTGGTGAATATAAGCGTAAAATAAGTGGTGCTGGTGATAAGAGTCCTATGGGTGCTATTACTGGTAGTAGAGGAAAGGGAAATAAAGCATTAAGAAGATCTGGACAAGCAGATAAAATAACTGATTATGAAAAGACTGGTAGGAAACCAACTCCTATGTTTAGGAAAACCAAAGCAGAATTAACTACTGTTACTAAAGACCCTAGCACATTAAAACAGGAACCACATAAATGGAATCCAGGTGATCTTTATATGCAATCTGTTGATATCAAACAAAGTAAAGAAAAATCTCGTAGTGTAAGAGAGTTTATAAGACAGAATCAAAAGAGAATGGCAAATATTAAAAAGGGAAAAGGTCCTCTAGGAATGAGTGAAGATAAAACTAGTAAACCTGTATATGGTGACGGGCATGACTATACTAAGGGTGTAGCATTAACAGGTAGATTGGATTTTGGTAAAGGTAAGAAATCTGAATATGATGTTGGTTTAAGCTATAAGGGTAGTGTTCTAGCAAGAAAAACTAGAAAATTTGACAAACCAGAAAAAACATCACCAAAAGATGCTGTAGATGCTGCATTAAACAAACTAAACAAGAAGACACCTGATAAGGGTGGTGAGCGTACTACCTAAAAAATAAGTCTCTAAATAATCCTACATTGGTATAGGATTATGAGTCATTTGATTATATCAAAGAAGAATGAAGTCTACTTAAAAGTAGAATCAGAACCGCATGTGTATTATGAACTTGCGGATCAATTCACCTTTGAGGTACCTGGTGCGAAGTTCATGCCAACGTATCAAAAGAAATATTGGGATGGAAAGATAAGGTTATTTAATGTTCAGAATGGAGAAGTTTATATTGGGTTGTTAGATAGAATAGTTCAATTCTGTAAGGATCAATCATATACTTACGAATTTATAGAAAGTAAGTATTATGGTCTTCCATTTGAGGTCAACGATAGGATCTCAAAGGAAGGTGTAAAAGATTATATGAGTGCTATCTCTAAGTATAAACCTAGAGATTATCAGATTGATGGTGTATATGATGCCCTCAGAAATAATCGAAAGTTACTCGTATCTCCAACTGCTTCTGGTAAGTCTTTAATGATATATTCTATCATTAGGTACTTTGTTGAGAATAAGAAGAATACACTCATTGTAGTGCCTACAACATCCCTTGTAGAGCAGATGTATAAAGA